CTGTATTGAGAATACGGTAACTAGTCAATTTTACATTGGTAAGAAACAATTTCACCATCATGGTAAAAAGAAGTCTAAGCACTATGGAAAAGAAATGGCGTGGCGGTCCTATGTAGGATCGTCCGTCCATCTCAAAGAGGATATCAAGAAGTACGGTAAAGATAAATTCAACTTTGAGATAATTGATCTGTACAAAACAAAAGGGGGTTTGTACTATGCAGAAGCTTATCTTCAAATGCTATCAGACTCTATGACAGAGTATTTATCTGATGGTAAAACACCTAGGTTCTACAATCGACAAATCGCTGCTATTCGGTTTGTCCCTAAAGAACAACCAACTAAGAAGACAAAGCTTTTCATTAACAAAGTAAGAAAGAAGTTTAAATGAGCGTACCACCTATTTCAATTGCACTCTGGATTACTAGTATCTTACTACTTGCCGCACAACTTATCTCAAGTTTGTTTGGCTTCTTTGTTATGGATCCTGTTATGAGCATTATTTTCTTTTTGCTTGCACAGGAAGTAGCTAAGATAATTGCATCATCAGAGGATGACTCAGGAGAGTAATAATGAGCCGAATTGTTATGCGTAATCAGCCCTGTGAAAAATGCGGGAGTTCAGACGCTAAACAAGTTTATGAGGAGGGTAGTGCATACTGCTTTTCTTGCAAATCACACTTTAAAGCCGAAGGGGTAACTATGAGTGTTCAACAAGAAGATAACAATAATTCATGGTTTGATCTTGAAGAAATTCTGGAATACCCGATTAAAGGGTTTAAAGAGAGAAATATCTATAGACAAGTAGCGGAGCATTACGGAGTACGTAGCTCTTATGATTACGAAGGTAATATTGATGCTCATTATTATCCTTCTGTAGATTCTTCTACTAATCAAATCACTGGTTATAAGATTAGGAAATTGCCTAAAACCTTCACTTCAACAGGTAAGATTCAAAAAACTTTATTTGGTCTTCATTTGTATAATGGAGGCAAACGACTAGTTATCACTGAAGGTGAGCTAGACGCGATGGCTGTTCAAACAGCTTGGTATATCAAATACAAAGAGTTTTTTCCTGTAGTATCTCTTCGTTCAGCATCTTCTACTAGTGACCTAGTCGAGGTTCGAGATAAGATTCGTACCTTCGATGAAGTAGTGTTGTGGATGGATAATGACGAAGCAGGTCACAAAGCTCTTAAAGAAGCTGCTCGTATTATCGGTTATGATAAAATTAAAGTAGCTAAAACTTCAGAGAAAGATGCTTGCGATACATGGATTAAAGATCCTGACAAAGTACTAAAAGCTATCTGGAATGCTACTACATACACTCCTGCTGGTATTTTGACTAAAGAGCAACTCTGGAATCAACTAGAAAAATACAATGAAATGGAATCTGTTCCATATCCGCCTTTCATGACAGGACTGAATGAAAAGCTTAAGGGTATGCGACTAGGTGAAATCACTTTGTGGACTTCTGGTACTGGTAGCGGTAAATCAACTCTGCTACGAGAAATCGCTTTACACCTTCTAGAAGATACTGATGATAAAATCGGTATTATTTCTCTTGAAGAAAGCCCTGCAGAAACAGCTCGTAAAATGGCAGGTATGGCTATGAAGCGAAACCCTGCAAATGAGGAGATACCTATTGAGGAGTTAAAAGATGGCTTTGATGCTGTGTTTGGTAGCGATCGTGTCATGGTTCTGGATCATCAAGGTAGTATTTCAGACGGTTCTATCATGGACTTTCTTGAGTATATGTGCCTTAGCGGTTGCAAGTACCTTTTTGTTGATCACATTACCATTCTAGCCTCTGAAGGAACAGAGGGTCTAACGGGTAACGAAGCAATTGACAAGATCATGAATGACCTTTTGCGTCTTGTTAAGAAGCATAATGTTTGGATTGGTCTGATTAGTCACTTGCGTAAAACAGACAACAAAGGTAAGTCCTTTGAAGAAGGTAAGTTGCCTTCTATGGACGATATTCGAGGATCTGGTTCTATCAAACAAATCTCTATGGACATTATTGCTTTTGCTCGTAATGTCGGTTCAGGTAATATTGAAGAACGCAATACTATTAAAACCAAGGTTTTGAAGTGTCGGTACACAGGTCTTACAGGTCCATCTGGTAGCTTGTATTATGACTTTGATACAGGTCGCTTATCAAAAGGAAACGAGTTTGAAGATCTATCAGAAGACAAATCGGGAAGGTTTATGTCAATATGAATGATGCCACATACGTCTCTATAATCTATCAACTACTTGATACTAAGTGCGATAAAAGCAAGCTTGGGCCTGGAGTTAAAGAATTCTTGAGAGGTTTAGAACTAGAAATGGAGGTTATCCGTTGGGATGACCCTAGTACAGCAGACTATATAATGCACTATGCAGATGTAGTTTTGAATGACAATGAAGAGATTCGAAAAGGAATGCACTAATGACTAAAATTGAAAATTACTTTGAAAGTGTTGTTTTGAAGTTGATTAAGACTAAAGAACACTTTGATGCCTTTGTCAGTAACCCTGACGTTCAAAAGAAATTTAACGAAAACGAGATTGAAGAACTTCGTGAGATGTTTATTGATCATATGTTTAATGATGACGAAGATGATGAAGAATTCGTAGAATATGTATTTGAAGAAGATGATGACTTTGAAGATGATGACTTTGAAGATGATGACTTTGAAGATGATGACGTAGAGGAAGATGAAGACGAATAGTTGTGGAAAGAGAAAATAAAACAAACAGGTATAAAGTAGGCTTACCCGTTGTTATGTTATGCTCTGGAAACGGCGTTCAAATCTTTAAGCTTCATCAAGAAGCTGTAGTAATTGTATGGACAATTGCTGATTCTGACGAACCTCAGATGACTTCTTACTAGTAAAAAATAAAAAGGAAATGAAGATGCTTTTTGAAGAACAAATCTCCCGTAAGCCTGACTTGTATCCTTGGACTAAACAGTTCATCGATGCTATCTGGGAAGGTTTTTGGACCCCAGATGAATTTAAATTTACTTCTGACTATGCTCAGTTTAAAACAGAACTAAATAAAGAAGAACAAGAAGTTATTGTTCGTGCTTTATCGGCTATTGGCCAAATTGAAGTTGCTGTTAAAACTTTCTGGGCTGATATCGGAAGACATATGCCACACCCCTCTATTCGTGACTTGGGGTTCGCAATGGCTAACTCTGAAGTAATTCATAACTTGGCTTATGAAAAACTTCTTGACGTACTACACCTAACTCATGTGTTTGAAGAAAATCTGAGTGAAGCAGTAATTAAAGGTCGTGTTGATTACCTTAAGAAATATCTTGAAAAAGTATATCAGGATGATCGTAAGCAGTATATCTATGCTATTACGCTATTTACTCTTTTCGTTGAAAACGTAAGCTTGTTTAGCCAGTTCTACGTTATTCTTCACTTTAACCGTAATCGCGGTGTATTGAAAGATTGTGCTCAACAAGTACAATATACTCGTAACGAGGAAATGCTTCATGCTCAAGTAGGTATTAAACTTATTAATACACTTCGTGAAGAATATCCTGAATTGTTCGATGCTGAACTTGAATCTCGTATTCAAGGTGAATGTATGGTATCTCTTTTCTCTGAGTCTAAAGTAATCGATTGGATTATGGATGGTTATGAGACAGAAGGTCTTTCTGCTGCTATCTTGAAAGAATTTATCAAGAAGCGTATGAAAGAAAGTCTTGGACAAATTGGCTTTGATCATTCTATGATTGAAGTTGATGAAGAACTAGTTGAAGAAGCTTATTGGTTTGATGAGGCTCTGTTGGGCTCAACTATGAGTGACTTCTTTTATAAACGCCCTGTTGAATATGCAAAAGGCAAAGCTGTAGATGTTGATGATCTGTTCTAATAAAGGAAATAAAAATGAACTTTGAATGGTTGAATAAAGACTCCCGTAAATTTCTTGATGCGGGTTATTTGAAAGAAGATCAAACACCTGAAGAGCGTATTCGGGAAATTGCAGATACAGCTGAAAAAATTCTTGGTATTGAAGGATTTGGAGATAAGTTCTATGACTACATGGGAAAAGGTTATTATTCGTTGTCATCACCTGTTTGGGCCAACTTTGGCAATGATCGAGGGCTACCTATATCTTGCAATGGTGTTTACATTGCAGACGAGATTTCCTCTATTCTAAACAAGGCTTCTGAAGTAGGTACACAGACTAAATACGGTGCAGGTACTTCTGGTTACTTCGGTGATATTCGTCCTCGTGGCTCTAAAATCTGGACTGGTGGTGTAGCTGATGGTCCAGTACACTTTATGAACATCTTTGAGACAATGACTGACGTTATTTCTCAAGGTAATGTTCGTCGCGGTAGCTTTGCTGCTTATCTTGATATCGAACATCCTGACGTTGAAGAGTTTCTTGAACTTCGGGAAGTAGGTAGTAAGATTCAGAACATGAGCCTTGGTCTGTGCATTTCTGATGCTTGGATGGAAGAAATGATTAAGCAAGGTGAAATGCAGAAAGAAGGAAAGTTTGACTATCCTAAAGACAAGCTAAAGCTTTGGGCTAAGGTTCTTCGTAAACGTAAAGAGTCTGGTTATCCTTATCTGTTCTTTACCGATACAATTAACAACAACAAACCTCAAGTTCTTAAAGACCAAGATCGTAAGATTTACGCTTCTAACTTGTGCTCTGAGATTTGCTTGCCTTCAAATGAAGATGAGTCGTTTGTTTGTAACCTAGCATCGATGAACATGTTGTTCTTTGATGATTGGAAAGACACTGATGCAGTAAAAGTACTGACATACTTCCTTGACGCTGTTATGGAAGAATACATTGAGAAGACTAAAAATGTTCCTCTCATGGTTTCTTCTAATAACTTTGCTAAACGTTGGCGAGCATTGGGTATCGGTCAGCTTGGTTGGCATTCTTACTTGCAAAGCAAAATGATTGCTTTTGAATCTTTTGAAGCAAATCAGCTTTGTGCTATTAGCTCTAAGATTATCGATGAGCAATCTCTGGAAGCAACCAAAGAATTGGCTGTAATGTTCGGAGAACCTGAAAGCATGAAAGGTACAGGGGAACGTAACTTGACCCGTACTGCTATTGCCCCTACAACTAGTAGCTCGTTTATCCACGGACAAGTCTCACCTAGTATTGAACCTCTGCGTTCTAATTACTTTACTAAAGACTTGGCTAAAGGTTCGTTTACTTACAAGAACCCTTATCTTCAAAAGCTTCTGGCAGAAAAAGGCAAAGATAACAAAGAGGTATGGCACGAAATCCTAATTAAAGACGGTTCTGTACAGCATCTTAACTTCTTAACGCAAGAAGAAAAAGATGTGTTTAAAACTTTTGACGAGATTGCCCCAATTAATATTGTACAGCAAGCTTCTATTCGTCAGAAGTTTATCGATCAATCTCAATCACTAAATATCATGATCCCACATACAGCAGCTATTAAAGATGTTAACTCGTTGCTTATTGAAGGTTGGCGTTTAGGTGTTAAAACTTTCTACTATCAACGATCGTCTAATCCTGCTCAAGAGTTGGTTCGTGATATTATGACTTGTGCTGCTTGTGAAGCTTAACTTGAAAGAAAATAAATGCTAGCTGAGAAAAAGACTAAAACTACAAAGACTAAAAAAGAAGAATCACAAGATTACGTGATGGATGGGCCAGGAACTTACCTTCGTGAAAGCGGAGTTATTATGCTTACTTCCTCTTTTACTAAATCATCTATTATGCCTCTTTGTGCTCAGGTTTTTGAGTACAATATTATGCCTGAAGAAGTCAAGCCCACTCATATTACTTTAATTATCAATAGTCCTGGTGGTGAGCTTTCTTCAGCTTTTCATCTTATTGATTTGATTAAATCCTCTGAGATTCCTGTACATACTATTGGATTTGGTACTGTAGCTTCAGCAGGTCTTATGGTGCTTATGGCTGGTAAAGAAGGAGAGCGAACCTGTACTCATAACACAATTATGATGTCTCATCAATATTCTGGAGGTATCAGTGGTAAAGAGCATGAGCTAGTAGGTTCCTTTAAGAACTTTGAAATGGTATCAGACATGGTACTTGAACATTACGTAAAGTGTACTGGTCTTAAAGAGCAAACTATCTTGGATCATCTGTTAGGTCCAACTGACAACTACTTAACACCTGATGAGGCTATTAAGTTTAATATCGTAGATCAAGTCTGGGAGACTTATTAATGGTTGATATTGAAGAACTCGAAATAGAAGGCTATGAACGCTATCTAAAAGGGTTTAACGAAAAGACTGGTAATAAAATTGAACTAGCAATTTATTCAACGAAGCGTGGCCCTGCATTAGTAGGGCTGCGTCTTCAACACTTTTTGTTGAGTACAGATGCTAGTAAGCTATGCAGGACTGCTGCTAAGAAAACCGCTTATAAGGCTGCAGTTGCGGGTCTTAATTATGGTGGAGGTTATTGTATCCTCAATGCAGCTATGGTGACAGATCAGATTATTGAAGATCTTGGCACAATGATTGAGTGGCTAAATGACACAGGTACACGCGCTATTCTCGCTGTTCCTGACTTTAACATTGGATATTCCGTTCTAGAAAAACTTTCGGAATACACTGCTCATGTTGTAGAGGAGTACAAACCACAATACAAAGCAGATACAACCTTTGAATGTCTAAAAGCTTATCAACGCTTTACTCAACTAAGTAACCTGTCTGTTAACATTGATGGCTTAACTTTTGAAAGCCACCCACTTATTGTTATGGCTAAAGAAGAAGGTTGGGATGTATGTATTTCTAGCTCTGATGAGGAAGAAGGTCTAGCTACAGCTTCTTACTATAAAACAGCTTTTGCAAAGCAAGAAGATATTCAATATCTTTCTGGTGTATATGTCCCTATGTGTAATCGAAGGTTCCTTGGCCCTACAGTTCTTTCAGTAACCGATGCTGAAGCAGTTATTGGGCCTAGTTTGATCCAAATTGATAGAGAAGATATTGTAGACGCTCTCTACAATAATAACATCATCTACCTCCCCGAAATTATTGTAGGTTCAGGAGACTTGATTTCTGCTGCAGAATACCTAGGTAACACGAACACAAAAGAACTAATCGGTTATGCTGCTAAACAAGCTTCTGCGATTATGCTTGCAGGTACAGCCAACAAACAAAACGTGCTGACTCTTACTAATAAGTTAGCTGAAGATATTATTAATGGAGAAATGTAATGGCTAAAGTCCATAAAGAAAAGGTTAAACATGTTCGTAAACCAAAGCGGACAAGTATTGGAAAAGGTAAATTGAAAACTTCTTCTATGAACAAACATAAACGTCGTCAAAAAGGAATGAACATCTAATGTCAGATTATAAAGAAGAAATGAAAAAGTTGCCTCTTTGGGGTCAATTCTTAGCTGCTATTTTTATTGTTATACCTATTAACCTTGCACTACTTTGTGCTAAAGTCTTTATTGCACTTTGGCTTCTAACTTACTTTGGATGGATGATTTTCTAATGACTGACAACGTAGTTAAATTCAAACCTCGTAAAAAAGTTACAGAGGGTATTGTAGACGAAGGTAACTGGGATCTTCATGATGCTATTCTAGACTTTATGGAAGACAACTTTAACGAGGGCGGTATTGCTATCACTGTAGATAACGGTGATGTACAAGTTGCAACTGCTCTTAACAATAATGAAATCGCAGAAGAAGTTCTTCTTGTTGCTTTAGAAGTAATTCGGAGTCGTTTGTAATGTACCTACTAATTACCCGCACGGAATGCCCTTACTGTATCAAAGTTAAAAAGCTTTTGCAAGACAGTAAGATTCCTCATGCCGTAATTAACCTTGATAAAGAGACCGAGGAAACTCAACAACAGTATCGGTCTATGTTGAAAGAAACTTTTAATCACAGTACTGTTCCCGCAGTATTTAAACTTGTTGGTGGCTATAACGAATTAGCCGCTATTGAAATGAACCTAGAGGAATTATTCTAATGTCTAATAATGAAACTTTTGAGTTTCTTGGTAAAGTGCTTCGATACTCGGATATGACCGATCATCAACATTTGCTACTCAGCCTCCTAGTTAAAGCTGAAGAAATGCAATCTACGCTTATCCAAAATCTAAAACAGGAATTCAATATCAAAGATGAGCAACAAGACTGGTGATACTAAAAGAGGTCGTGGAAGGCCTCCTATTGAGAAAGTTAAGTTAAAGTCTTCACCTCGTTATGCTGTGGAAGACTATAACAAAAAATACAAG